AAATAATCGAATCTCCGGAACTGTCGGACGACACACAGAAATATCCTGAATAATCTTTTTCTGTGGCGATTATCCAGTATTCTCCGGCGGGAATGTCTTTTCCAACCTTGTACATTCCCTCGCCGTAATGGTCATTCGGCAAATCTACTTTGCTGATATTATCTGGAGTAGTGGATGGGGAGTTGGTGGTTGTAGAATTGCCGCATCCACAAAGCCCAATCAGCATAATACCTGCGATAAGTAAAGCAATAAATTTTTTCATCAGAATTTCTCCTTTTTTTTCTTTTTAATCTATCATATTTCATTTTTTATGTCAAGAAAGAAGGTGAACAGCAGTGGCAACCGCTTTTAATCCCGGCGACAATCCGATAGCTACCGTGGACGGCGTAACTATGCCGGTATATCCGGACACGGAGGACGGATATAAATGGGAGCTTGAGGACGCTTCGGCCAGCGATGCAGGGCGTACCGAAGATGTCGTCATGCATAGGGCAGACCGACGCGGTAACGCTTAAGTTTTCCGGGCTGTCCATAGCGAACGCGAGCAAGATCCTGAAAATGTTCAACCCGGAGTATATAACGGTCAAGTACTTAAATATGCTCGAGGGCGGATATGTAACAAAAGAGTTTTATGTCGGCAACAGAAGTGCGCCGCTGTACAACAGCAGTCTGAATGTTGTTGACAATGTGACCTTTAAAATCGTGGCGCGAAAGGGGTGATGTTATGTATCCAATAACTTCTGCCGGGCTTGCGGCTCTGCGAGAGGATGTGGTGCAGTCCGTCAATATCCTCTGTACGCCTACCAAGGGCACGGCATTTAATATCACTGACAAAGACATCATCGGCGCGGTAACGGTGGACTGGTCAAGTGTCACGGGCAGCAAGCTTGATTTGGGCTCGGCGTGTATGTCAGAGCTGAGTTTTACTCTTGAGAATACCGACGGCGCGTTTGACGACAAGGTGTTCGAGGGCGCACAACTGTATGTCACTACAAGCTTTCCCGCAGGCTCGACAACGGAGACCGTGCCTATCGGCTATTACACGGTGGACAGCCCTCCGCGCAAGCTCCGGAGCATCAAAATAACGGCTTATGACCGCATGGCGAAGTTCAATCGCGCCTACGATAGCGAGCTTGCCTATCCTGCAACGCTGTATCAGATAGTCGCCGATGCCTGCACAAAGTGCGGGGTGTCGCAGAAGCTTCCGACAAACACTTTGCATCGGGGTGTATCGATACCAAAACGCCCGGAGGCGGACAACCTGACCTATCGTCAGGTGCTTGTCTGGGCTGCGGAGCTTATGGGCGTGAGCTTGTATATTGACTATGACGGCAAGCTGACAGGCGGGTGGTATGCGACAAACGCCAAACACGCGGTTATAAAAGCTTCAGATCGTTTTACTTCCGGCAATACCAATTTTGCCGAAAATAACATCGTGTTTTCCGGTGTGCGCATCGTCGGAAACGACGAGAACAAGACAGAGTACCTCGCGGGCACAAAGGATTATGCCTTTAACATCGAGGGCAATCTTCTTGTGCAGAGCGATATGAATCTCAGCACACTGGCGACGGAACTCAAAACCGCGCGATGCAGTCTTACATACACGCCTATGTCCTGCACTACACACTCTTTCCCGCACCTCAGACCGCTCGATGTGATGAACTTTGAGACGGCTCAGGGGACGAAGAAGGTCGTGTTGACAAATGTCAAGTGGCAGTCACAGAACCGCTGCACGAAGCTCGAGGGCAAGGGCGAAACGGCAACGCAGTCGGGATATGCCACAATGGGCGCGTTTACACCGAAGCAGCAGGCGATACTCGAGCAGACCCGCGCTCAGCAGGCGGCGCAAATCAACGACTTTGAGCAGGCGACCCTCGCGCTGAACGAGACCATCGCAAATAGCATGGGCTTATATGTCACGCGTAAAGCGGACAGCAACGGCGCGGTTATAACCTATTACCACGACAAGCCTACGCTCGAGGGAAGCAACACTATCTACTGCCGCAACGCCGGTGGTTATGCCTGGACTAATAACGGTTGGAACAACGGATCCCCGAACTGGGAGTACGGTGTATCAAAAGACGGTGACGCGGTTATCCGAAGCATTGCCGCAAACAAGATTTCCGCGAGTTATATCACGACGGATATCCTTTCGTCGCCGACCGGGAAGTTTTCTTTTAACTTGGACACGGGTCACATCGAAGCCTCCGACATCAACATCACTGGCGGCGATATAAACCTCGATGGCGGTCAGTTGTCAATAGAAAACAGCGGATTTAAGACCGACCTGTCAAGCGGATATTTGCAGATGTATTACACCACAAATATGCAAACCGGCGCAAATTATGAGTACTTTGACATTAACAATACGCTGATTGGCACGAAGTTTTATGCGACGCTCGCCGCGCTGAAGCCTGCCGCCGCGCTTGGCGTTACATCAAACGGTTTTCGATTTGGCGAGAAAGCAGAAAACGCCACGCTTGTAAACCATTGGAACACCGATTATGCCGTGATAGAAAAAGATAACGCAAGATTTCGCAAAAAAGTCGAGGTCAACGAGCCTTTAAGCGTTGCGGCAGGCGGCGACGCCATCGGGTTTATCGCGCATGCGCCAAACGGCGCGAACGATGTAAGCGCGGAGCTTGGTGCTACGAGTGACGCGAGCGCACTGCTGCAAATCGTCAACAACACCAAAGGTACGATTCCGGCGCGAATTGAAATCTACTCGAGCGGAACAAACGGAAAGGGCATGACTTTAAAGCTTACTTCCGGCGGCGGTTACACCGGACGGCTATTTTTAGACACCACCGGACTGTATGCCGAATTTAACGACAGCGGCGACTACAAAAAACTCGCGTAGGGGGCTATTATGACAAAAACCGAAATTGAACAGAAAATCGCAGAGGTCAAAGCGCAGGGCGACGCCTTGCAAAAACATAACGCACAGCTGATGCAGCAAATCGAGGTCAACAAGGTCGAAATCGCGAAGATTATCGGCAAGCTTGACCTTTTATCCGAAATGCTTACAGACTGCGAAAAAACGCCCACAGCGGGCGAGAACGGGGAGGCGGAAAAAGATGCAGACAAGAACGATAACGGTTGACTATG